CTCGACAAGATCGTTCCTAGATGATTAACAATGTCAAGAATATCCATCCTAGTGAGAAGGCTATCAGCCCTACCATTAAGTATGTTGGCAATTGCAACATAAGCTTTTGAGATAGCGCTACAACCTGAGCTAACCCATCCATATCCTTTTAACCTTTCCCCAGCAGGTCTGAGCTGACTAAAATCAAGCACAAGAGTATCAGCAGGCCATTTGCCAGCAAGGAGCTTACCGATAGATTTAGCCCAAGCTTCGGCACTGTCACCAACTTGTATTGTCCAGGTTTTTGTACCTGCATCCCAGGTTTCAACATTGTGCTCAAGTCCACCCTTAGCTGTTCGTTGGCTTTTAACGACTTGAATATTTTTAATGGGTTTTGAGAATCCATTTAGTGTACCTACAATGGGTTTGAATCCTACTCCACATCCTTGTAGTAGGAGCCAAAGTACGTCTACTACATCATATACTGTTTCTACTTGTGTAAAACTACAATTGAATTGCGACGCCTCACGAGTTTGTGCTACATTTGTACCACCTAACCACAGGGTTCTGCCACTCATTAATACTTTTCTAGCTAGCATTAATTGTTCTAGCTGTTCTAATTCTGCTACTTCATTAAAATATAGTTGACGACCTACCATGCGTTCCCACAACCAGTGTTGATGATCACGTACTCGTCTAACTGTTTGTGCCCATGTTTCAAATTGTTTACCGTCATCACTAGTAGGTCTATTATATGTTCTTCGTGTAATGACTTGTGCTCTTGTACTTACCTGCATAATTACTCCTATTTTCCTGTGCTACCAAACCCTCCAGTACCACGTTCTGTATCATTCCAGCTGTCGACAAAATCACATAAGATAACTGGCAGGATAACCAGCTGTGCAATTCTATCTCCAACCTCTATTTGGTATCTATTTTCACTAATATTTTTTAGTGCGATTTTTATATTTCCACGATAATCACTGTCAATAACGCCTACGCCATTAAGCACAATAATTCCGTTTTTACCTTGTCCCGATCTGTTAAATAAAAACCCGCCGAAGCCCTGTGGAATTTTGACCGCTACACCAGTATCAATCAATTTTGTTTCGCCAGGATAGATTTCACACTTTTCAGTGCTGCGTAAGTCTGCTCCTGCATCAGTGGGATTAGCTCGCTTGGGTAGATACGCCGCGTTATCTACTCTGCACTCTACAACTTGCTTGATCGTTACATCACGAGTGTGATCATAGGTTTTATTAATATTAAAAAATTGTATACTTTCTTTCATCGTATAGTTAACTCTAAGGTTTCGTCAATTTGTTTACAATTATCACTACCTATTGCATCACAGCAATAGGTAACAAGATCCATAAGCTGATAGTTAAGCTCTAGTTGCTGTTTGTTTTCGTTAATTTCGGCAATATATTTGTAACGACCATGTAGAGGAATACTATTAATAATATCCCAGGTAGTACCATACTCTTCAACAAGCTGCTGAGCACGTTTAGGTCCAACGCCAGCGATACCAGGGACATTATCACCACTATCACCCATAAGACACTTAATCGATATATATTGTTCAGGTTCAAATGCGTAGTGATCGTTCCAGTTATCCCACGTAACTTCTTTTCTAGTAACATAACTAAATCTCCCTACGCCAGGTTTTATTAATAAGTCCCAATCTTTATCACTACTCATCAACCAAATTTCGTCAACTCCCAACCTACGCTTTTTGCCGACTATGTAGGCAGCAATATCATCTGCTTCAACACCTTGAAAGCGTAATACTGGATAATGCTCACCAAGCAGTTCTAGTGTAGCTGTAAAATCTTCAAAGAATAGTTCAAACTCAAGCTTCTCAGCCTCAGTTTGCTGATCATACTTGTCTTTACGATTTTGTTTGTATAGTGGATAAATAGATTTGCGATAGCTGCTAGACCCCTGATCTGCTGCTATGATAACCCACTTGGCTTTATAACTCTTTTTTAGGCTTTCAACAGTGCGTAAGTAGTCCTCTGCAAAATCTCTAGCCTTACTATGTTTATAGCGAAAAGCAAGATTAAGTGCATCAACCACCATTAGTGTCTTTTCGGTTGTTTCAAATTCTGTAAAAGGTTTCATATCATTTTTTAGAGTGTAATCTATTATTATATCACACACGATAGTCTATGTCAAGACACAAATTTGATCGTGCTTATGTTAAGCCAATCTTCGAGCAGGAAGATATAAAACTCATAATCGTCGGCATTGTACATTAGCCAGCGCTTCTCCAACAATGCATCATCGTCAAATACTACAGTAGCCACAAACAATTTACTGCGATCATGTTTGAATATAAGTAGCGGTAATTTATCTACTTGTGTGGCTTGACGCTGGGTTTGCTGCCACCACTCGATCAGTTGTGGAGTTTTGTGAGTTAATAACCCGCTATTAATATGATCATCTGCATAACCTTTTACTTCCACACAAAATCTATTAGTTTGCCCAGGTACGTAGAGGTCGCCCTTAAGCTGATGTTTAGGGTCAAGAGCACCTGACCCAGGCACTCGTTCCCAATTTAGTCCAGTGTGCTTACGCAGCATATCTCTAGCAATAGTTTCTGTGCGTGCACCTTTTTGACGACTATCTACCACTGGTGGCCTCATGAATGTGTTTGGCTAGCCTAGTCCAGTCAATATTACCAGCATCATCTGTATACAGTGTTTTTGGTCCATTGTCGTCTAGTGCTTGTTGCTCTAGCTGCTCTACTACCTTTTCTACACGCTTACCACGACGACTCATAATTTTTTCATAATGCTTTTTACTCATCTCATCCCTCAATACGAGATACATTAGTACGCTTGATAACATTTATTTTCTCTAGTAATGGATGAGTAAAACCGTGGCTAACTAAGAATGTGTTTAAGTGCTCTTCCTTAAGCAACACTTCTACTAGTTTCTCTTTTCCATCTACATCTAGTGCTTCTACAGTTTCATCTAGTATAAGTAAGTTAATACGGCTACTACTTAGTGTTTGCATTAGCTTGCGTATAGCTAACAGTGTAGCTACATTTACTCTAGCTTTTTCACCACCACTAAGCGCATTAATATCAATATCACGACCATTATCAGTAATTACAACATTTAGCTTATCGCTGCTATTTACCTTAAAACCAATTTGAAACCTGCCATCACTAAGGTCTACTAGATAGCGATTGGTAATATCTTCTAGGTCTTTTACTAAGCACTCGATCTTATATGCAACAAGTCCAGTTGTTGAAAATGTTTTTGTGAGTACTTGTAGTATACTCATGCGCTCATTCATTATGCTCAGCTGAAAGCTGTGTTCTTCAAGTTCAACACTCATCTCCTGCAGCTGCTGCTTAATAGTCTCTACGCGGCTGTTGTGTTGTTGCGCTCGACTATTGTGTTCTTCTGCAAGTTTAATGCGCTGTTGAGTTTCTTGTAAAGTTCTAGCCAGGTTATTATATTGATCTTGTAGTTCATTTTTATCTAGGATGTTTTGTGGTAGTGACTTGTCTACTAATAGCATTAATTTTTCAATTTCTTGCTCTACTCGCGCCGCTTCTTTGTGTTGCTTGTCTTGTGCTTCTAGTTCACTAGCTATGACTAGATTTGCCACTGCTTCAGCTCTAGCACTTTCAATCTCAGCAGTTTTTACTGTTACTAATTCACCAACTTTGTGTTCATCAATGCTGCTAAAGCAAGTAGGACATATTCCATGCAAGCTGTTTAGGCGTTTGATAAAAGCTTCGCCATCACGCACTGTTTTCATACACTCAGTTTGCTGTTGCTGCGCCTGCTTAAGTTTAGCTTGATCAATAGGTTTTGCACCACTTACTAGTTCAATACTGTCTAATTGTTTTATATATGTATTGTTTTGATTAATCTTGCGATTAGTTTTGTCTATGTTAGCTATTTCTAGCTCAAGTTGTGCTACTTGTTTGGCCAAGCCATCGTCCAATATTTCTACAGGTTTAATGGTTTTGGTTGTTAGGTCACTTTTTTCATACTTGTCTAACCAACCATTTATAGCAGTAATCTTACCTTGACACTCACTAATTTGCTTGCCAAGATCAATACTATGCTCCTTAAACACCTCACCAGCCTTAGTATACTTGGTTAAGTTTAAGATTTCTATAAGAAACTTCTTGCGAGCAGTATCAGCACTAGTTAAGAACTCTAAGCTACTAGCATTACTTTGATAAACAATCTGTGCAAAACTCTTATGATCTATGCCTATAATATCCTCTATGATTTTATAGGTTTGCGTAGCTGTGTGTCCACTAATGTCTACATCATTCTTTAACAGCTTAACAGTTTGCTGTGTACCACGAGTGCAACGAATAGTATACTCATTGCCGTCACGTTCTAGGTCTAGCTCAATGGTATAGCTCTTTTCCTTGATATATCGGTTTAATATATCAGCTTTTTTAATGCCCTTGCTGTTTTTATTAAACAGCACTTCTTCTAAAATAAGTGCTACGCTGCTTTTACCGTGCCCATTTTTACCAACTAATTGTGTTAGTGGTGCTTTAACAAAGTTAATAACATTATTAGCACCATAGCTAAAGCAGTTACTCCAGCGTAGTTCTTTGATTGTTATCATTTTTCCAAAACCGCTTTTTATTTAAAAATCCTAGTTGTTCTACTAGTAGTATGGTGTTTTTAGCTTCATCGTAGTAGTCAAACCAACGCTCTTGATCGCCACAGCTACGTTCAGCAATTATTCTGGCTACATAAATCATGTTGGGATGATACTCATTCATGTTCTATCTTGTCTAAGTTATTTTGCACCTCAAGCACAGCACGCTCAATAGTTGATTCAGGCAAGTTGAGTATATAGTGTAAGTATTCGCGCACTTCTTCTACTAGTGTCATGTCACCGTCTAGCATAAGCTGCACATCACTAGTGCGCTTGATTACTTTACGATCAATTAGCTCACTATCTTCTAGCTCACCCAATTCCTGCAAGTCACCCTCAACTTGATAAATTGTATGGTGATACGGTGTTGGCGGTTTAGGGTCGTTTACTCCAACAGTTTTTCTTATCAACTGAGGTAATTCTAGCTTAATCCAATTATGTTTTAGTGTATCAGTATCTAGTAAGATTATACCAGTATCAACAGGATGGCGGTGAAAACTGGTAGTAACAGGGCTGCCAGGATAAAGAATATTGTGTTGACAATTTTCATAGCTATGTAGGTCTCCGGCTAATACTATATCCCATTGTTTAAATATACTTAAATCTACTTCAGGTGTTACATGTGGCGGTATTGCACCACGAACATGTGTGCATAGTATGCTACCACCTTCAGGCCAAGGATTACTTTGTTCAAATTCTTTTAGCTTATTGTACGGTACAAATTCAATACCATAGTCACTGTAAAAGTCGTCTACTATAATCACCTTGCGATTCATACGATTAGTAGCCTTGGCTAAATTAGTCATAAACGTTGTAGATTTTTTTACTGCTTCGTGATTGCCGCTATAGATGATTGTATTGACATTACACTGACCTATTAAATCAAAGTAAATCTCCAACTCTTCCATGCTAGGCAATTTATCGAATACGTCGCCGCCTATAACAAATAAGTCGGCTTTACTTTGCTGTTCTGCTAGTTGTTGCCACAATAAATTGTATCTATTTCTAGCCCAATCTTGCGGTACATTCTTCTGTCCTAACTTTATATGTATATCTGCTGTAAATAGTACTTTCATTGTAGTTCCAAATAGAATGGCCCAGTAACCGAAATTACTGGGCCACATGTTAACCTAATTCTTTGATAGCTTCAGCTTGACTTTCGTCTAGATCATCACCATCAGTACTAGCTGTGGTAAGTTTCTCTAGAAGAGCTTTAACTTCATCTGCTGTAGGTCTTGGAAACTTTTCATCAATGTTTTGTGCACTATCGGCTGCTGCTCTTTCAGTGTCGCTAAGGGCACGTGTCTTGCAACGTAATACTTGTAGTGTATATTCAACATTAAATGCAAGTGGGCCAGTTTTATTTCGCTTAAATACTACGTCCCAACCTGTATCATAATCTGTAGGATCACCTAAATCTTCTGCTGCTGTAAGAATTTGCTCAAACAACTTCTTTTTAAGATTTAGTGCTTTGACCCTGCCATCTTTAGGGTCGATACAGTTAATTGAGTAGCTCCAGCTGCATTTTAAATCAGGATAGTAATCGGGTACATGATCCTTTTCTAGATTGTCAAACTTCTCTTTTTCACGGCTAAAGGCCAAGCACTCGATAGGAATATCCTTGTTATTAGTGCCCTTAGTCCAGTAAATATAACGTGGCAAAACTCCGCCAACTAATCTGACAGTATTTTCACCGTCTTTGTATTCATAAGTTTCTACTTTATTTGTAGCTGCTTTGCCTTTTGTTTGTTTAAAACTAAGTGCCATTTATTCCTCGTATTTAAAATATAATTTGTTTTCTGTAATTGTTAATAGCGGATTGTATTTTATTGCGTCAATTTTTAGGTCTGGATAATAACTTAAGTCTAGATAAATGTAACCTAAATCTTTGTATTGCTGATAACTTCTACGTGCCGCTAGCTGTATATACTGCGATTTAAATAGTATATCTGTGTTACGATCAAAGAAAAGTTGTCCAGGACTAGTTAAAAAACTACTACCTCCACCTAGTCCAATGTGAAAGCCTTTGTAATAATCCTCCAACAGCTGAACTAATTTTATTGCATCACCTTTAGCCTGTTGCTCTAATTTGCTAAGGTTGAAACGAAAACTTTTTCTTTGATTCATCATATATTATAACACAGTAGACCAACTACTACAAGTTAAAATTTCTATACCGATATGGTCTCCCAGCCTTTTTTCATATAAAGGCCTAGCCTATCAGTATTCTGCTTTTTGTCAGCCCAACCGCTAAATTGAATATCTACTACTATTGGATTTAGTTTGCCAGGATGTGGCCGCATAATTCTACCAACAATTTGTTCTAGTAAACTATCATTACTCATTGGTACTGCTAGGATAACGCAGCTGAGTATGTTGATTGAGATTCCTTCACTGAAGATTTGACGGCTACCAGCAATGCACATTTTTGCTTTGCTGAGGATTTGCTCTTTAGCATATTGCCGTTCTTCAAAGCTGGTGTCGCCAGTAACCAACAAACACGTTTCTCCAACATATTCTTTTACTTTCTCCAAAAATTCTACACGATCTGCTACTACTAGTACACTATGACCATGTTGTATGTGATAAGTAGCAAGGGCACTAATAAACTTTCTGTAATAATCGCTTTGCGTTAGTTCATTAATTT